CGATTCCGGAAAGCTTTGGTCGGCTGACCGGGTACTTAACCCGCCTTGCGCGGGTTTTGTGCTTTTAGGGGCTGGTAACAGCCATTGGTCATAACTCGATTAAAACTTGAAAGCAGGCTGTTGATCTCCAGCCGGTTTATATGGGTAACACACTCCTTTAATGTGCTGCTCTTTGGCAGCTGCATCACAGCCAGATTCAGTTTTGTATACACCGAGCATGATGTCTGAGCATTCCCCGGTGAGGGCACAGACGGTAAACCCCACATATAGAGAACTGGTCGAACCTGTTATTCCTGATTATCCGGATCAGCCAGGTATCGGAATTGGGCAACAGCAGCCATTCGGCAAATTCCGGATGTTTAAAAACTGGAATCCAACAGCCGACTTTGCTCGACAGGCAAATCTGTGGGGAATGCCGATCAAGGCGGGCATAAATATCGAAGCCGAGCTGAGCAGCTTCATCGCTTACTGGCAAGCCGAAGGGAAAGTGTTTCATCAAATTCAATGGGAGCAGAAGTTCGCTCGCCACCTGGATCGCGCAAAGGTTCTGAAAGCACCACAAACGGGAGGTACCGATAATGCATCAGTTCGACCACAGCCAGCAGCATCCCGGGCTGTTCAGCAAATACAGTCAGCACACGCAGAGTGGCGACGCCGGAACGGACTTGATGGCGACGGAGACGGCGTGGCGGCTATGGCAGGTGATGGGGGAAATCTTCTCGAACCGCTGGACGCAGAAGAATGGGGCAGAACCCACGGCCCTGTGGATAGCTCAGATAGGTTCGATGACTGAAAACCAGATCAAACTGGTTTGTCAGCAATGCATGGACCGTTGCGCAGTAGGTAATACATGGCCCCCGGATCTTGCTGAGTTCGTTTCGCTGGTTTCAGAGAGTGGTGCCAATCCGTTCGGGCTGACATCTGACCGGGTGATGAATGAATACCGTCGCTGGCGTAACGAGTCGTATCTTTTTTCGGGTAGTGACAAATACCCCTGGCCTCAGCCGGTGCTCTATCACATCTGCATCGAAATGCGCAGAACTAGTGTTGAGCGTCAGATGACCGAGGGGGAACTTAAAAAACTGGCAAAGAAGTTATTAACCAAATGGACGAAGCACGTAAGCAACGGGCTTTCAGTTCCACCAATCCGTCGACAGCTAGCTGCACCGCAGCATCCGGCAGGACCAACTCCGGCACAGCTGCTGATGGAAGAATACCAACGCCGTAAAGCGGCAGGTTTAACGAACTAATCGAGTATTGACCAATGACCAAAGCATTAACACAAAAAGAGAAGGTGGCGGTATTTGTGCGCTATCAACCGAACTGCGCCGTTGGCGATGTTTCCGAAGCGCTGGACTTGGCTGGCGGCACAGCGGGCAGGTTGCTGCGTGAACTCAGTGACGAAGGCGTGATCATTCGATCACGTGATAGCGTTCAGTACACATACAGGGCGGTACCACACGCGGATATTCCAGACGTTATCATCCCGTGCATGGTGGAAAAAAGTGATCCAGTAAGGATGCAGGCTGCTGAGCAGAAAGCGAAGTCACTTGAGGATAAGGGGCTATGGCGAAGAGCTGCTGCGGTGTATTCAGAAATGTTTGGCATAGCTGGTAGTGCTGTTGAGGTCGCCCGTATCGCCAAGCGTCGTAAAGACTGCCTGCGCCAAGCGGGGAGGGCGTAACCGATGCCGAGACCAAAAACACAGAGTGAACGCAATCAAATCATTTCAAGGATCATTGAGTTGGTGAAAAAGCATGGCCGTATCACGACGAAAGAAGTCGTTGCGATGTTCGATCTGCATCGCACCACCGCAGAGAAATACATACGCATAGCCATTGCACGGGACGAATTGATCCGTTACGGTCGTTGCGGCATTTTCCGTGACCAACGAGCAATTATCGATTTCGACCTGAAACGCTTCTCACACACCAGAAAGTAAGGTGAATGTAGAAGAGAATGCCGCTTAACCGCGGCATCTCTATGCTCATAAAGGTCCGCTTTGAGCGAAGAGCAGAAATTGCTAACAGCGTTCTGTGTTAACAAACAGGAGCAGGTCACACGGTGCCGTCATGACTCGTATCAGTTTCTTTCCTTCGTTTTTTTCGACATACGGCAGGCCTATGAATCAGGCCTGCCGTATTTAGTGATAGCTTAAACCTGAACACTCTTCTTACACCCATGTCGATTACTCCTGACGAATAACACCACTACAGGGTCGCCAGCTCGGCGATTTTGGACGCGACAACGGCCATGGTGTCTTCGCGCGTGTCTAAGCCACTACGCGAAGCAAGCAAAGGACTCACATTACGAAGTTCTTCATAGGTAGTGTTATGCACGATGGGCACAAGTTGGTTACCCGCTAAAAGTGCTGATAGCTCCTTGTCCGCAACGCCTTCTTTGGGAAGCCTATTGAGCAACGCCGGCGTTACCAGCACAAGTCCGATTCGTGAATTTGCCAGCCCCTTATCGATGGCCCGCATCATCGGTACCCCTAGTCCGAGATCTTTCTCACTGAACCAGACTTTTACGCCAGCTGCTTCAAGTAAGTCATGTAATTCCTTTGCCGCGCCTTGCCTGTCATCCCATGCGTGGCATAGAAAGACATCGCGAAGATCGGGTTGCTGTGTTGCTCGAGTCTCAACGGTTTCACGTATAGGAGTAAGAGAACGTATCTCGTTTGGTGTGTATAGCACGGATGAACCTGCCGGAGACCAGCGAGGTTTACTTCTGCTTTGTCCGGAAGAGTTAGTTCCACTGCCTCCTCCATTGCCTCCAGCAGAAGAATAGGAAGTAGTGGAATAGGAACGGTAGCCGCTAAAGCGACCTCCGCATGCAGGGCAATTTGCTCGTGCGCTTGCTGAGCGGTGACCTTGTCTTGGCGCTGTGCATCTGGACATGTCTTAATGTTTCCATTTGTAATTATAGGATTCATTAAGTTATCTTCATTGTGCTCAATTTTCAATCAATCTCTTTTACTTGAACAGTTGGCTGTCTGGGTAATATCAATAACTTTTTTTATCGAGTTGTCATATTTGAGGATGTTCTTTGTTTTGGTAAGTAATGGTCTTGATTACTTAAGTATAAGCCACTTTGCTTAGAGCAAAATGCGTTGAAATCAGTCGCATCTTAAGTGAACAGGAAATAACTTATTCAGACGAGGGTTGCCGAATCCACTGCCTACAATGTAGAGGTCAGCGGCAGTCCTGACGTCGTGCTTTGCTCAGGATTTCATTGAGCAGATACATCACTGTTTCCTAAAGGCTCTTGAATTAAGGGGGGGGCCTGTGATCTGCTCCCAATTTATCCAACTATGTTATTAGCTACTTCCGTTCCTGGCACAAAACGGACAGACTGACTGAGCTGAAGGTCCGCTATGAGCGAGAAGCGGCCATAATTTCGTGCCACGTATATAATGATAGAGCTATTCAAGCTTCAAGCTAGCAATTCACATGTAAAAAATCAGAGGGTAGAAGCACAGAGTTATTAATGTTGCCCCCGCATTAACAAATCATCAAGGTGACGACATGAACGATATTAATATCAGCCTCGACGAACTTAAAACTATTGATTTATCCCCCTTAATCCAGAGTAAGCTGCCAGTTACCTGCTTTGATATCACAAAGTATCTTTCGAGCCTAGGGGATGGAAGAGCGGAGATAAGACTGCTAACCCATATTTGCGGTTTTCACTTTCGTCCCGAAAATCCACAGGTACCATTTGGTCCGAGCTTTCAAAGTAGCCAAGGTAGATCAGCAATTCCGGATGACATTAACGGGTTGTCGCTGGAGGTACTTTCTCAATTTTGCCCGACGATAGAGCTACCCGAACTTCAAGCTCGTATTGCTGATACACTTTGGGTTCGTAAAATTGGTGGAATCCGTTTTCCTCTGCTGGCGGTCCGTGCTTATTATGCGTCCAGCATGGCGATTATGACATCGCAAGGGTCGTGGGTTAGTGCTTTAGAACGCCTAGAGCGTGCGCTTAGGCTGTGTTGTTTTTTCCGAAAGAATACTGATTTCAGGGATGAATTTGATCAGCTTTCGGCACATCTACTAGCAGAGTATGAACGTACCAGTGGACAAGCCGATTCACCTTATCCGCTGCGACTCCTGCAACTCGATATCGACTGTAAAGTGAGTGAGCCATCTTTTATTGCCCAAGAACTCCTGTCTCTGACAAAAAAATATCTGGCTCATAAATTATTTTCATTTGCCGTCGACGCCTGTAAAACCGCAATCCCGATTGCGAATAGTTGCTGTGACAGAGATACACAGTTTGAGTTCTGGCGGCTTCTTGCCGATACACATCTTGAAGAGTCAAAATTCCAAGATGGCGGCATGATTTCGGCAGCCTGCATGCAGAATGCTATTGAAGCACTGTCTAATATTCCAGGAACCCGAGGAGAACGTCTTGCGCTGTATGAAGAAATGCGTGATTACCAAATCGAATCCCGTCACCAGATGTCTATCCTTCAGTCTCCCCCTCAAGACATTAGTGAGATTGTCCATCAAGCCAAGAGTCGGGTAGTCGGAAGAGATTTGTTTGATATGGTTTTCAGACTTGCGATGCTGGTCTGTCGGCCAACCGGCATTGAGAGACTCAAGGCTCAAGCAATAGAACAAAAGGCCAACAGCATAGCTTGGATGTTTGGATCAACACATATTGATCATGAGGGAATGACACTTGCTCGCATACCCGCAGGATTGGGGATTGATGATGCAAATGGGGCAGTTATTTGGCCTATTATGATGACGAGAATGCGTATCGACCATGAGTTGGCAGTAGCCGGGCAAATTATTCCTGCTACGGATGAGATCACAATGAAATATCCAATCTCGGAAGCGTTTTTTCGCGATATGTTCATCAATCATCCCTTCATCCCGTTTGGGCATGAAGAGTTTTTTATCCAGGGTATGGTTTGCGGTTTCAATGGAGATTTTATGACGGCATGCCACGTATTGATTCCACAGATCGAAAATAGTCTGAGATATGTGGCGAAAATCAAAGGTGAGGAGCCATCGCAGCTTCACGGGGACGGTTCGCAAGAGCGAAATGGACTCAAGGGACTACTAGATAATCCACTGATTATTGAAGCTTTCGGCGTAGACATAATTGGCAATCTTCAGGCCTTACTGGTAGATAAAATCTATGGTGATTTACGAAACCAACTAGCTCACGGATATGTGCCTGCCGGTTACTACAATCAACCTCCCTGCATTTTTGCATGGTGGCTTGTATTGCACATTCTAATGAACCCTACGGCGAGATACTGGCAAGCCACTTACGGCCAAGAGAGTGAGACTCAGACTTAAAGTGAATAAGTTTACGAAGTTGGCAAGTCCGGATACATGTCGATATGAGTTGAGGCGATTTGGTTAATAAGGTTGAGTGCTGCTGAAATTATTTGATGTCCGCTTTTGGCACGGAACGGACTGGCTAACTGGGCAGGGGCCCACTGTGAGAGAGGAGATGACACCCTGTTTCACAAAAAGTAGTATTGTTCTACAAGCAGCTTTCATAATGAGGTTTTATGAAAATAAGAAGATTCCGTAATGGGGATGAAATCGCATTATTTAACGTGTTTTATTCTTCTGTACATACCGTCGCATTACACTACTACACACATGAACAAATTGATGCCTGGGCCCCGGCAGAAATCGACCAGGAACAATGGGCCAATCACATGAGGGAACTATCCCCTATTGTTGTAGAGCTTGATGGCGAAATAGCTGGATATGCAGATCTCCAACCAAATGGGTACATTGACCATTTTTATGTCTCAGGAACCTATTCAGGACAGGGGGTAGGGACATTACTAATGAATTGCATTCATGAGGAAGCGAGGCAACATGGAACTAGTGAGCTTACTTCAAATGTAAGTAAGGCTGCGGAAGCGTTCTTTCTACGGCACGGCTTTCATGTAGTGGAGAGAGGTTTTCCTATTTGCCGTGGAATTACATTAGAAAATGCACTGATGAGAAAACATTTGGCTAAATAATAAATAACCTGCAGCAGGCAGCATTGTTTGCCTGGTTGAGCCCAACAAACCAGTACAATGGATGTCCGCTCCTTACACACAGGGGATTTATATGGCACAGCCAAAACTTACATACTCTGATAAGTACTTGAAACGTAACTTAACTCGTTGATTTAAATTCTTTTTTTAATAATGCGTAAACAACTGTATTCTCATATCTTTCCTCGCCTTCATCAGTAATAAATGAAACAAACTCTTTAAAGCAACCCTCCTGTCGCATACCAAGGCGGGAGCACAATCTTTGAGAGGACAGGTTGTAGTCTTCAACGTACGCATAGAGACGCCTTGCCTGTTTCACGTTAAACAAATATTTAAACAGGGCCCCAACTGATTCTGTTGCATACCCGTACCCTTCATAGCGCTGATTGAAGTGCCAACCTACGGACCACGTATTAGCATCTGGCTCGCCACTATTTTCTGCAAACAGATGGCCAATAAGGAGGTCGGTGTCTTTGAGGCAAACAGCAAATTGGCTTGGATCTTTTGCCCTTCTGCATACTTCATCTACGGCATCCTCAACTGAGTTGAGCGTTTCATCCTGAAAACAGGGAGTACGTGGCGAAGATAGATAATCCAGAAGTGCTAAAGCATCACTCTCTTTAAATGAACGAAGAATGAGTCTGGGTGAAATGGCTATTGTCATGGCTTGTCGATTCCATTAAAGATTAGTTATATGGTGCTGATTTAATGAAGAATTCATTGGGTGAATATTACTTGCTTCGACATTAACGCCCACTGTCCTGTTTGTAAACAACATAATCATACTTTAACAATTCGTGCTGTTAAGGCGTTGATCAAACTTCTTCATAAGTGTACTGTATAAACATACAGTTTTTGTGGTGGAGGCGCTTATGAAAGTTGAATTAACCATTGATCGCACTAAAGAACTTCCAGAGGGCGCAGTCCCGGCACTTGAGAGAGAATTATTAAAACGGCTCCAGAGTCAGTTCGATGAGTGCAATCTGATTGTTCGTCGCGCAGGTTCCGATGGGTTAAGTGTTTACGGTGGCGAAAAAGAAGCTAAGAAGAAGGCTGAGGAAATCCTCCAGCAGACCTGGGAAAGCGCAGACGACTGGTTTTATTGATACAGCATGCAATGACTTTCCAGTGTGGAGGGGGAGTGGTGGAACAGAAAGAAGAATTACCAAATAAGGGCTACGCAGTCATCAGATGCCACGACGGGGTCATCGTGGCGAGACTGCACTCATTTCCTGACAGTGGGCGCGCACTCATGTACCGACGAGGAGACGAGGTGTCGTTCATGCCGTTACAAGATGATGAGATGGTAGGAACACCGACACTCTTTACGCAGATGCTTGAGCGGGCTGGTTATCGAATAGCAAAAAGTGGGTATCATTGAGCTAGTATTCATAGCAACGGACTGCGCCCTCACTGAAGTGATGGCGCAGAAAGTAAAGGTATCTGAATTGAAATTTATATCACTCCCAAACATTGTTATTCAAACTCAATCATTATTATTATGTTCAACAATCGGCAGTTTATTGGTTACTATCTCATCAAGAGTACCATAAAGCATTGAGTTATTGATGTTATGTAAGCCCCTCTTTGCCCTTTTCGTCAGTTCTACATGTGGAATGTTATCAACTATACTAATTTCAAAAATACCTGGGTATTCATGAGCTAGTGTTGTTAATTGGTCACTTAAGTTTTCATTTTTCTTAACTAGTGCTTCTTTCTCAATGCGAAGTTCAGATACGTCCTTGGTAAGAATTTTGATGTCACTTTTTGCGTGCTCGATACTCTGTTCAAGTTCCTTTATGGTGGAGTTTAAATTTAGGTTTATATCTGAAAGTTGCTTGCGAACATTTTCACTCTGCGCAACTGATTCTTTTTCTGAGCGGAGTAATGTTCGCAGGCTATTTTCCTCCGCCTTACTGTCACTCAACCTAGCCTGAAGATCTTTAACTTCAACCTCATATGATAAGACTTGGTCGTTTAATTTGCTATTCTCATTTTTTATTGACTCTATGCTTTCCTCAATAAATCTTTCTTCTTTTTTATCAGCTAATTTTTTTCTTGCTTCAATTTCTGCTATTGATTGTTGCAATTCTGCTACTCTGATTTTTGATGATAGAGTTAGTTCAATTGTTTCAGAATTGGGCTTGTCTTGGATTTTAGTAATTAATTTGTTTATTTGTGGTAATAAGAAAGCTATTAAAACAGAAGTGCAAAGAGGTGCAAGCAAGTATGAGCCTATTTCAAGGTTAGAATTTATAAATTCAATTCTAGATTCAATTTCTTTTTTACTGAAAAATAAAATGGCAAGCATTGGCCAATTAAATGCAATCCAAGAAAAAACAAACACCCCTAAAAAAGGGCTTTTTACTCTCTCAAGAGAAGTTTGTCGAAAAGAAGCAAAGAGGTCGCGAATAAACTCCAACATGTCAAATTCCTTGGTAGGCATTCCGATTATGATAGATAAGGGATGATAATCGCTATCAAGCATACTACTCCGACTCATCTCAAGAAAGATGCTTGAGTAGGTATAACATAACTTAGTAAACCGTGTTAATCTCTTTAAAGGTCTGAACAACCTAGCCTGCTGCGCCACTGGAGAGAAACCATGGCGCAAAAATCAAACCAGAATGAACCCTTACTGACCCCTCAGAGGGCCAGCAATTTTCTTTTGATGTCACTCCTGCAGGAGGCGGCATGAAGAAAAGCTGGTTCACTCACACCGGGTTGACAACCGAAGAAGCCAATGAGCTGGAGGCGCGCTATAAGTCTAAAGGTGTTCCTGTCGAGAAGAGTCTCGATATTGACCCTCGCCTTTGGATAGTCAGCGCACTTCTGCCGCAGCAAAAATCCGCACCTAAGACGCAGCAAAGTATGCGTTCACGGGCATGGGGGTGATTGTGACTGCCTACAACATCCTCCCGATGGGAAAGCCGCGCATGACGCGTGCAGATAAATGGAAGAAGCGCCCGGAAGTTATGCGTTATCGGGTTTTCTGCGACCATGTCCGGCTCCTGGGTGTCACTGTGCCCGAATCTAATTCACACATTACCTTCATTCTTCCAATGCCAAAAAGCTGGAGTAAGAAGAAGCGCCAGCAGTTTGATGGTAAGCCACACCAGAGTAAACCTGACTTCGATAACCTGGTTAAAGCACTCTCCGATGCCATTTATGAAGATGACGCTCATATCTGGGATGCACGGATTACGAAGCTATGGGGTGAAGTCGGTCAGATAATTATCAGGAATATCGACTGATGCGCGCGCTCCTTCAACCTGTAATCGCCAGAGAGCTTGGTGTCGTGCTGTTAAAGCCCGGCAGCGAACTTATGAGCTTATTTGGTGGTGGTAGAGTGCTGATTGAGCGACAGCCAGATAGCATGGCTCATCTGGAAACGGGTCGCGTTCCTGATGCCCGCCAGCCTCTCGATGATGATAAATCGCTACGCACTTTCTTTCTGAATGACAAAGTGATTCATGCCGCTGGCGGGATTAGTGGTCTGGATTACTGGTTGCTGCGATACGCTGGTGGACGGTGCCAGTACGAGCATAGTGATTACCACTATCACGAACTAACTATTATGCACCATGAGCCTGGCTCCATCCTGCTTTGTGGCTATTGCGATAACCACTTGCGAGAGCAGCGTACCGAAGCACTGGCAGAGTTGGCACGCAGAAATGTAATTGCCTTTGTTTTGGATTCTGTCCGCATTCAACTTTGCCTGGACAAAAGCCGGGAGATCTCACTTGCAGAGCTCTGCTGGTGGGCTGTTCGTAAAGAAGTTACGGATGCACTTCCAGAATCATGCGTTCGTGAAGCTCTTCGTCTGCGTGAAGAAAGTCCAATTGGACGAGAAAGTGACATAATTCCCGAAGTACCGGCCACCAGCATCCTTGAGAAATTAGTGTCAGCCGTTGACCTGCCTGAAGCGCTGACAGAACCGCTGGTGGGCGTGATGGTGGATCCAGTTCCTCCTCAGTCTTTCATGCGTCGACCAAAGCGTCTGCGCTGGGAAAGTCGCGATTATCTGAATTGGGTGAAAACACAGCCCTGCGAATGCTGCCAGCAGCAATCAGACGACCCGCATCACTTAATCGGATGGGGGCAGGGTGGCATGGCAACAAAAGCGCACGACATCTTCTCCATTCCACTTTGCCGAAAACATCATACCGAACTGCATAACGACCGCCTGGCATTCGAGCGCAAATATGGCTCGCAGTTGGAAATGATCATTAGAGTGCTGGACCGGGCCTACGCGCTCGGCGTTCTGGCGTAAGGAGCTAATTAGGATGACACCACGTCAATGCCGTAATCATATTGAAGCCCTGGGCAAAGCAGCTTCTGCGCCACGCAAAAGCTGGTTAGGTAAAAGCATGCTCCTGACCAGTATTCAATCCGCATGGATTAAGTCTCTACTGACAACATGGGGAGACGGGGTAAGCGGTGGAACTGCGCCGCGCTTGCCTCGCTCTCATGCGTGCTGGGATGTTCTTAAGGGCGGGCGATGGTCGGACAAGGCATTGTCTCGCTTTACAGCTGCACTAGAACAAGCGCGAGCAGAGGGATTCAGAGGGCCGCAGGCGCTAAATCGTGCTCACGCCATTTTGTGGCCACAGCCCAATATCAGCATCATCGATGAAGCTATACGTGATGATGATGTCGATTTTGTCGAGCAGTCGGTGCTGCAGGCGCTTGATGTTAATGACCCGGTGTATATCGTTGGTCTCCAGTATTATACCACACGCAAAAAAATCTCAGACATTACGCGGGAGTTACAGTCGATCGCACCGTGGCTAACGGATTGGGAAGCCAGGAAACGTGTTCGCTGGTGCCTGGAAATCTTCAGGGCGAAGGTCTTTTTATCTACGCGGAAACTTCTGGCTGAGCAGAATTGAATTATTGCTCTTTAGCTTTTCGTGCTTAATTTCGATTTTAGCATTGAAAACGAGCCAGGAATTTTGATAATTCATTCATGCTTGGCAGAGCTGCGCCGCGATGGCAGCGAACATAAGCGACAATTTGAACATAACGAGAGCCCCGCCAGTCGGGGCTTTTGCTTTACGGCGATACGACAGGGGTATTCGCGAGGTGCATTGCATCAATACCCCTGTCATATCGTCGTTCTGTATACACATCTTTTACAACTCAGGTGCACCCTCCGTAAGTAGGATAGGGTAAACTAAGCATTCGTCGCGTTTCGCTTGTTGAGGTGTCTATGCTTTCATTGGAAGAGATTGGCCAATCAGTTAGAAATAATATCCAGTTGATTTTGGATAATATTCAGCTTCCCTTAGCCGTCGGCCCAATCAGCGATGATGACTATAAAATTCTTTGTGGTGGCTTTGGACAGTTAGAGTGGGATTATGCGCTTGCTACTCATGGTAACGATCCGAGCAAATTTGAGCTATGTATTAAGTTTGTAGCACATGGTGCAGTACAAGGTGTACCAGATGGTGCCGCTTTGTGTGTGTTCGACACAGAAAGCCATACATTCAACATTCATATGATTGAACGTTTTACTCGCGATGATGAACCTCATCCACTTAACGGACGTATGGTTCTGATTACGCTGATGAGCGCATACATGTTCTGTAAAGCGGTCGAGTGTGAAGAAATTCGTATCATTGAACCTGTTTCTGAACTGCTTGCTTACTATTCTTCTTTCGGCTTTGTTCTGGATAGAAGCGGGTATGTTATGGTCTGTGAAACAACCACAATCGAAGCTGTTTTCCTCAAATTCGCACAATTAGGGTAGACGGGATCCCTTTACACATTGTAGGATTACCTTCCAAATTTACCTTTCAGGTAAACGTAACCATCAAACTATCTTGACGGACGTTTTGATGACACCAATCGGCCAGAACGATTGGTAAAGGATAGCCACGGTGCTACCTTTATTATGAAAGAAGAGGCACACGAGTCTCAGAGGTAATCATGAAAACTCAAAAAGCGACCAAGCCACAAGTAAAATTCGACACAATGAAAGCATTCGCAGGTATGGGTGCTGCTGTTGAAGTGCTGATGAAGGCTGCTCCTAACGCGTTCACTGACGCCACTGTTTCCGGAAAGGAAAAGCAGGGTAAGCAGCGCCATCGCAAAGCAGCATAACCATAGCTGGTGCTTTTTGAAAAACCCGCCTCGCGCGGGTTTTTTTGTGCCTTATGCAAAGACTTCTTGCTGGCTTTACCAACCAGAGTTATCTGTATGTCACACTCTTCCAGAAAGGAAAAAGACATGCAAAATCAGCCATATATGACTGCTGAAGCAAAGGCGGTCTTAAACGAATTAAGCGCGTCACCAGCGACAGTTGGGGAAATTGCGCAGAATACTCACCTTAGCCGTGAAAAATGCCAGCTCATACTTACGCAGCTGGCAATGGCGGGGTTATCAGATTATCAATTCGGCTGTTACAAACGCCTCCAGTGATGGGGGCTTTTTTTTTGTGGAATGGGCGGCTGGTGGGTGTTGTAGCACCCGGCCAGCCATTTGCTCATGTAGAAGGTCACAAGCGAACCAAGGCCCACCGCTTTAGCGCTAAAGCATGTTGAGCCTACCAGAGACCCGCTTACTGATCTATGAAAAATACTGTAAAAATATCCAGTTCTCAATTGGTAAACACCGATTGCCTTCAGTATCTTGCTCATCTTCCAGATGACTCAGTAGACCTCATTGTTACCGACCCACCATATTTCAAGGTGAAGCCGAATGGCTGGGATAACCAGTGGAACGGCGACGCAGATTATCTTCGCTGGCTTGATATGTGCCTTGCCCAATTCTGGCGAGTCCTTAACACGATAACGACGCTCAGCCTTCCCGTTCTTCCTGATATGTACGTCTGAATAAATTTCCTATTACAATAAACCTCGCTCCGGCGGGGTTTTTTATTGCCTGGAGAAAATATGCTTTATAACACCGGCACCATCGCCATTAACGGAAACACCGCAACCGGCACCGGCACAAACTGGACTGCACCCGCCAGCCAGGTTCGCGCTGGCCAGACAATTATCGTTATGTCCAACCCGGTGCAGATGTTTCAGATTTCATCCGTGAACAGCGCCACGTCAATGACGGTAACGCCTGCTGCATCACCGGCGCTCAGTGGCCAGAAGTACGGCATTCTGGTATCAGACAATATCTCGGTCGATGGGCTGGCGCAGGCCATGTCTCAGCTCATCAAAGAGTATGACGAGAATATCGGCGCATGGGAGACGTTCGCTACTACCTCAGCAAATCAGAGCATCACGGTAACTATAAACGGCACCCCCGTGACTATCCCCGGCATCGGTAAGCTGGCACAGAAAGGGACCAACGGTGCTCTCCCGATTGACCAGGGCGGGACTGGTGCAACTAACGCTGCAGACGTTCGCACAAACCTCGGTTT